CAGCCACAAATGGTCACTTCGTTGATGTTCAGCATTGTTGTTCCTTTGAAATTCGGTTGATTTGTCGTTCGATCTTTTCGTGCATTACCCGGTCGACCTTGGCGCTGAAGCCGGGAATCAGAATGCGGAGCTGACTGATCATTACGAGGCAGTCGGCGCATTCCTCTGCAAGGTCGTTTTCAAGCACGGTGATGCACCGGTACTTGCCGCCGGATGCTTCGGCCTGTCGTGCGAGCGCAAGACGTGAAGCCGCAGTTGCAGCCTCTCCGAACTCTTCGGCAGCCTTGAGCGTCTGATGGTCTCGCCCGTAGTGTCTGGCAATGTCTTTCAGTTCTTCGTCGATCATTCTTCGTAGTCCTCACACCAAGGACGGAAAGAAAGCTGATACCTGCTGACGTCCAGCTGTCGATTGTGCTCGTCGAACCAGTCCCGTCCGTTGAAGTACGCGTACATGCAGAATCCTTTGTGGCTGTCACGAGGGACGAGGCTGATCTGGTAGTGCCCGGGCTCCGGACGCTCTTTCTTGAATGAGCGCCAGCGTTCGTTGTCTTGGTTAGTCATTCCTGCTCCTTGATCTCTTCAATGTCCTGCCACTCGATCCGGACGTGCGCGAGGCATGCGCCTATCCATATGCCGACCGTGATGCCCTCGGCAAGCTCGCGATCTGTTATTCGCCCGGCTTTGTGAGCATCCGCAAACGCGGCTGCATACTTGTTCAGACGTTCGTGGAATTTGCCACCGGACAACGTCTCTAGTTTTCTTCGCGCTTTTTCATCGCGCACTCGGTACTTCATTCGATCAGTCCTTCCTCTTTCATGACACGGACCGGCTTCAGGTGATGCTTCATCACGTAGTGAAGAGCCTGGTCCATCTCTTTGTAGGTGAAGCCCTTGAATAGCTCGATCAGGCTCTGCAACAGGGCTTCTGCTTGCAGAAGGTTTTCTTTCGCAATAACGTGCTTCTCTTGCCAGATGCGCCAGGCGGCATCGACCTGACGCCATGCCGGCTCAATCTCACGCCTGAACTCTTCGCCTTCTTCGAGGTCGTAGGACAGGCGGTCAGCTAGAAGTAGAAGCCCAATCAAATAAGCCCACGATTCATACGTGGGCTCCGTTCTGAAGGACTGCAGGTGAATGCGGTAGTCGAGCTCGATGCTGGCGGCTGCGCGGTCTGACAGTCCCTTGTTCGCCGAGATGTCGAGCATGTCGAGGTAGCCGATGCGGTGCCTCCTTGGGTCGTACTTCTTCGTGCGCTTTTTCTTCGGTTTCTTACTGGCAGTCATCAGAATTGCCCCCTGATCTGAGACGCGAATGCAGGTATTGTGCGAGGCACCTCTGGCGGAAGCGTGAGGCGATAGACCTGTCCTGTAGCGCTGTTCATGTACTCGGAAACTCGCCACTTCTTTTCTTCCGTGTCGAGGCGCGCGTCCGCTGCCAAGAACGCGAAGAAAACGACCGTGATGACACAGTCTGCACCGAAGAAAAAGCCCTGAACGAAATCCGAATGGATCGGCAGTAGAGCGGCGATCCACATCAGGCAGAACATGGTGACGTTTCTCCACTCAGAGATCATTCTCTCGATCAGGCTTTTGATGAAGAAGGTCGTCAGTTCGGTTTTTGAGTGAGGTCTCATTCCGCGTCCTCCTTTTCCATCTGTATGCGGATCGAGCGATAGTCTTTCAGCTTCCCGACCGCGTAGGACAACTTGTGGATGGCCGCATCGACCTCCTCCATGGTCGGAGGAGTTCGGCCCTTCCATTCATTTCGACACGACGTGGCGCATGCCGCGATGGCTTCCAGTGCAAAGAGCGCACGGCGACGATGTTCTCTTTCGTGCCTCATTCCTCATCCTCCTTCTGTTTGACGAAGTAGCCAATCGGGAAAAGCGTTGGCGCGATCTTTCCCTTGACCGGGACGTGGAGGATGTAGAAGCCACCCAGCGTACCTTTTGTATCGACTGGGTACAGGAACAACTCTCCGTCACACTCCGACTCAGCCTTGCGCATATCTTCCAGCGTCGCGCCGATGTGGCATGCGACCCGCTTGCGGATTTCCTTTTTCATTTCGACTGGCATTCTTCGTCCTCCTTGATCTTCGATATCAGGAACGTCTTGAGCACGAGTGCAGCATCGTCTTGCGAAACCTTGCTCACGTCCTCAGTAACCTTCTGGAAGATCGGCTTTGCTGCTTGGTTCAAGATGACGCAGGTGCGGGCTATCTCGTTCGTCGTAAAGTGGACTTCATAATGCCTGCCGTTCACGTAGAATCCGTAGCCCCACATATTCTGAGTGCCCTTGATTTCGCAGTTGAGGCGCTGCATCTGTACCCCTACCCACTCCGTTTGGGCCTTTTGGAAAGCCTTTGCGTCCTTCGCTGCCCGCAGGATCGAATTCGCGATTTGCTCGGCTTCGAAGTGCCACATGTCGGCGATATATCCCCCTTCTTTGACTAGGACTCTTACAGAGGCCCCGCTCCTTTCAATAAGCGCGAGAAAGTCACGATCCTCGTCAAGCGTGTTGTCGTAATAGTCCTTTGCCCACGGCATGCCGACGATCTCGGCAATCGCGGCCTGAGCGGACTCATCAATTTTTACTCTCTGGCTCATTCTTCGTTCTCCCACAGAGCGTATCTGGCGGTCACATCCTTATGCCCAAAGGCGTTTAGCCGGCCGTCCCAAAAAATCGGCAGCCGGTGGAACGAGCCGAACGGGATGAAGTCTTGGCCGTCGAAAACCGCAAACCCCTGAAAAAGGGTCTTGCCGAAGTAGGGTTCCGGCGTGCCAGTGTTTTGATCCTTTTCTTTGACTTCGAGCCTGAGCGGCAAGCCGCGCGGCGGCGTCGTGTCCGGGAAGTATTTCCATTGCGTCATGCTTCGTCATCCTCATCCCACGGGCGGAAGCGTTTTACAGGAAACGCAAACTCATAGTTTTCAAACGACTCTCCACTTGGGTATCGCCATTTTCCGTTTTCAAAAACAAGACATGTTTTCATTTGGTTGCATTCAACCCGCATCAAGACTCCCTCCGGCGGCTCGACTTCGGGGAAGGAGTTCCAGCCGTGCGGGTTGTATTCCCTTAACGATTCGAGCATGTCAGACGTTACCTCTAACATGAGGTGCGGATTCTTGCTGAAGTGCAGAAAGTCAGGTTCTGAGGATTGTGTTGTGTAGTACGGAAGTCTTCCCAACATCCGGGATAACCCCCCGTTACTGATCTCGTCGAGCTTCTTCTGAAGCTCGCGGTCTTTGAGTCTGAATCTCATGTGTTCTCCTAATGAAAAGCCCCGCACGAAGCGGGGCTTGAATGGGTTAATTGTTTTCGTTGATTTCGTCGTCAACGACCGGGCCTTCGAGATACTGCTCTGCAGCGGTGCCTTTCTCTATGAACTCGCCTTCAATGAAGTCCTGCTGCGTTACTGCTTCGCCACGGTCCGACTTCTCGTCGATCTCGACTGCACGGACGGCCTCGATGCTGACGGGGAGGTACTTGAATAGGCGACGAATGACGGTCTTCTTTGCCATCTCGTCCCAATGCGAGGCCCAGGGGCCAGAGGTGCCGGCTTTTGAGGTCTTGCGCACAGCTTCAATCTCGGCGCGAGACATAACCTCGAATTGAACCCCGCCGCCCTTGAGCTTCGCGACGGCATAGACGTGAGTGACCTTTCCTCGATCCGCAACCGATGCAGGGATGTGCTCGATGTCCGGATCTAGACCGAGCTTGTAGTTGAAGGTGTCCTGTTCGTGCACGCAGTATGCGGATAGGCTGACGATCTGACCGGATCGACGGGCGAGATCGATCATTCCTCGGTAGCCGATAATCAGCTGCGCGTTCGGGCGGCCTTGCTTGTCTTTGCCATTTCCGAAGGGCAGCAGATAGCAATGCCCGAGCGCGGAGCCTGGCTCAAGGCCCAGAGCTGCGCACTGGAGGACGGCGCCGTAAAAGCTCTCAGGGGCGCACTTCAGAAGAGCCGGTGCCTTGCGGCACTCAGTCATGACGATGCGCGTCAGGCGATCAGCAGTCATGCTCTTCGGAAGTGCCAGGGCCATCTGTGCCTGAAACTTTTTCGAGCGCACGACGTCGATGACGGTTGCGGCTTTGACCTGTTGCACGACGGCGGTCTGTTCGGCGGCAGGTGCGACCTGAGATTTGAGAACATCAGTTGTGGACATTGGTTTTCCTTTGTGTTAAGCGAGTCGAAGGATGCGGGTGGTGGAGGTCTGTACGAAGTCCCTGTACAGGTCCGGGTGTTCTTTCTTGAATGCAGTGGATGCGAAGCGGGAGCTGTTCTGCGCCTTGTAGGTCACGGCCTTCTCGCCGCCAATGAGTAGTCCTGACTTCTCGCCGATGGCTAAAATCACGCGGTTTGCGACGGCCTTTTCCTGGTCTTGGAGCTCCTTGATGCGCTCTCTGATCGTGCGCAACTCGCCAATGTCGGCCGCTTCATCGTTGCTGGCCTCGACCATCTCGCCGTCATCGCGGGCGTACAGCTTCTTGATGTCGTCGGCATTGATCGGATCGGGAGGGACGTCAGCGAGGACCTTCTTGAACCAGAAGGCGTGGCACTTTTCGACGATGGCTTTGATCACGTCCTCGTCGCGCCGCACTTCGTACATTCGGAAGTCTTGTCCGCCGATGAGAACAGCGACATAGAACTTCTTGATTCCGGTAACGGCCATGTACCACTGAATCTGCGTTTCGTAGTAGAGCGGAATCTGGTGCTCGGTGACGACATTGCCGGACACGATCTCAGCTTCCTGCGAAGGTCCCCACTTGTCAGCCATGAAGGCGTTGGCGGTCTTGCATTCAAGGCCAACGTCGGTCGAAAGCATGAGGCCTTTTTCGGCTGCCTTTTCGGGCTTGTGGGCGCGGACCGTCTTAGCAATCTGCTCGTTGACGATCGCCCGGTCGATGTTGCCGCGCATCCAGCCTCCCTCTCCGGTTGAGAGTAGGAAGTTCACGCGTTGAATTTTCATTCCGGTGCGCTTGCTGAACTCTTTTGCAACCACGTCTTCAAGCGTCGTTCCCCAGTAGGCTGCCTCACCTGCCTGTGAGCCTTTTGTCTTGCCGGTCTTCTCTTCCCACAAGCTCAATGGCGTCTTGTAAGGGTTGAGTCCGAGGACCGTTGCAACGTCTGAGCCGCCGATGCCCTTCGTGCGTTCTTGCAGCCAGGCATCGCGTTCCATCTCTGCAGTCTTAATTGCTGCCATTCAAAACTCCTTGAAAGATCGCTGCCGCAACAATTGCGAGCGCTCCTGCTAGAACAACGACCTTCCAGATCAGCGAGGGTCGTTCACACGAAAAAGGCTCGACGTTCTGCCGAGCCTGCTTTGCTGCGCGCCGCTGTTCGAGCGGTCGCTTTCGAGTAATTCGTTTCATGTCGAAGTCCCTTGGAATGTGGTCAATGATCTTGACTGGGGCTGAGTAGCTCATTGTGTTACCTTGAAAATCCCGCGTTGAAAAGCTTCGTAGACTGCTTCTGCGGCAGTTCTCGCGCAAAGCACGCTCATCATTTCCTCGTGGTAGTACTTGACGGTCGTTATCGCGATGCCCATCTTTTCGGCGATTTCGCGTCGTCTGAGACCTTTCGCAACGAGCGTGAGGTACTCGATTTCGCGCGGTCTCAGGGTTTTGCGCGGTTCCGCTTTCATTCGAGCACCTCGTCCTCGTCCTCGTCCTCTTCGTCGTAACTTTCTTCGTCCTCTTCTTCGTCGTCAGGGTCGGGGCCGCACCATTTTTCGTAGTCGTCAGGACCACATCCGTCTGGGTAGTTCCATGCCATGCCGATCTCCTTAGTCAAAAATCCAGTGGTAGAGAGTGGCCGCAGCCATTGCCGGCAGGATCACTAGGCCGAAGAATCCGAGAAGGCCTTCGAGGCCATCGATGAGGTACCCGAGTACGCCAGAGCGCTGAGGCTCGGTACCGTCCGTGCCGAAGTAGGTCCGCTTCGCCAGGTCGTCGAGGTAAGTAATAAAGCGCTTCATGACGCCTCCGAAAAAAAGAAAAGACATTCATGCGCTCCCGTCCCTTGGTGACTAGTCAGGTACCCAAAGGAGAGCGGGACAGAAGCGCGTGAATGCCTTCTTGTGAAGAAGGGTGGGGGAGCGGCGGTGTCCCCCGAAGTCGTTACGGAAGTTCGTCCATGACGCACTGGACGTTGCAGGCGACCTGCTCGTACTTCTCCG